GCTCCTGCAACATCTATAATCTTTTGATTATCTTCATGAATTATACAAAGTCTATATATTTCAAGAAACAACGGTTTTAAGAAATTATTTGCGAAGTTTCTTGCAATGATCTTGGAACGTTGTTGTGAAAGATTAACGAGCTGCTCAACCATTCCTTGTGAATTTTGATTAGATATGGCGTCTTTGTTAAGACCTTGCGAGAGCTTTGAAATGCCGCTAGTATTTTCACCATCTTCTTCCAACTTTTGAACGGTTTGGAATATGAATGGGTTAAGTGGGTTCTGAGGTAAGGGTGATACACCGTCAGGGCGAGTGACATTAACAATGCCTCCTAATCTATTGTCGAGTAATTCTCTAGGGTTTAATAATGATCCTTTAGTTACTAAGTAACGAGGATTTGTAGTAACAGAACTATGATCTAATATTGACCTCATTAATACTGTTCTAGCATTTTGTGTAGGTAACAATTTGTAAGCAAAGTTTTCACCGTGAAACCTATGAGCTACAGGTATTGGTGTAAATACTATAAATGGTCTTCTATCAACTTCCTCATATTCAAGAAGTGTATTACCAGCTATTAGTATTTTATATAGTTTACTAATACCTTCGCCTTCCATATCAGCTTCTACGTATGCTTCATAAACAACAATTTCTTTCATTTGTTCTTGTCTATGATGCTCATCTGAATTTACAGAAGTAGGACCAATTTGTTCATGACGATAATATTTTTCATCATAATTTTTACCTAATGGATCTTCGTCTGATCCAATGCCTTCAATTAAATCTTCATCAAAACCCATTTTTATTAAATCAGTTTTGCGCATAGATTTTCTATGAGCTACAAAACCGTCTTCAATATTTTTACTCATTGGATTTATAATAAATTCTTCAGGTGGAATTACATCTATTACAACTTTGCTGTTGTCTGTACTTTTAATAAACGTACCACTAAACTTTCCATCTTTTTCAGTAAATTTACCTAATTCCATAGATGGATCAATAAGAGCTTGGTCTAATTCTTCAGAAGTATAACCTTTAAACTCTTCTTCTATTTCATCAAGTTTTTCTTCCCAATAAACTTTTACAATACCTGTACGAGACATAAGTCCGTCATGCATGACATCTCTCATAATTGAAAAGCCATCATTTTGTCTGTGTAATACGTAATTTGTGTATGCAGTACAAACTCTTGACATTTCAACGTCTTCAGGACCTTGAGGTGTAAATTCAATTACGTCTGTACCAGCTGAAAACGTTTCTAAAAGTAATGCTTTTAAACCTTCAACTCCGTCATAAACATCTTGAGATACATAACTGCTGTTACCATTAGATTGTCTTTTAGGAAGTTCTCCGTGATAATAGCGCATTATTTTTTCGCGCTCATTACTTAAATCACTATCAGAATATCCTATAGAACCTTTGATTTCATCTTTGCAAAGTGCAACGAGTTCATCTTCTGATAATGCTTCAAAATCTGCCATCAGATCGCCTCCGAATAAAAGTTATTATTAATTTCTGTTGGTTTCCAACCTTGTTGGTGACCATAATTTGCTAACGCTAAAGCCATTACACAATCATCAAAACAACCACTTTCAGCTTCCATAGCTCCAGTTTCTGTTTCAATATATGTTAGTAATTCTCTAAGAGTTACTTTGTCATTAATTGTCATCTCATTTAATCTCAGAGATGCTCTTAATTCATTTATAACTAATGGTTTAGATTTAGCAGTAGTTTGAAAACCTAGTTTAGTCATTTCTTTGTCGCTCATTTTGTCTACTACAATTTCAATATGAAAATTTGTGTATTCAAAATCTTTATATAAACGAGTACATGTCAGTAATCCGTGTGAATTACTCTCAACAATTATATATGCGTTATTAAAAAATTCGCCTAAGTGATATAAAATTGTAGCAAAGTAATCAGGGTGAACATGTGCTCTATACGTACCAACTAAATTTTTATGTTCATCAAGTATTTGAGCAACAGAATAATCTCCACCTCTAATACCCATAGCAACGTCGGCACCTATTGTGTAAATACCTGCAGGATCAACATCTTTGTATAAAACTAATTCACCTCTTGGGTGAACATTCCATGTTTCTTCTTCTAATGCTAATCGTTGCTTTACTGGTTCTGATTTATCAATCATTTCCATAATTTGGTCAGGATTAAAAATAGGTCTACCAGATGTCAAAAATGCTTCATCAGCGTTTGCTGGATATTCTTGTCTAAATAAGTCAATACCGTTTTGAGCTATTTTTTTACGTCTAAATGCTAATTGGTTATCTGTTAAATTATGTTCTTTTTTAAGTTCTAATTCATCAGGTGTATAATCCATATTTTCTGGTGCTTGTTCAGCATATTCATCTTGAATAAACCAAGGTAAAAATACTGGAATAAAACCATTAGTACCTTCAATAGCACCTCTCCATAAATCATAAAATTTACCTGAAACACCATTAGCCGTAGACTCTATAAATACAGCAGTATTATCTTTATTTGGTACTGCTTGCATAATAGCATTAAAGTTTTCTTCAGCTGTCGATGGAGACCAGAAAGCTAATTCTGATAAATGACAAACTGTAATAGTTTCTCCTCGTGCAATTGAGTCACCACCTGCAGTAGCAACAACATAAGAACTATCAAGAAAGTTAAAGTTTATTTCTTTTCTTGATGAATACTTTGTATGAGGTTTAACAGGTTCAGGACAGTTATCGTGGTATCTTCTTGTCATATCAAATAAAGCTCTTGTAGAGTCAGCATGATGTGTAACAACCATACCTCTTTGTGCTTTACGTTGTGATAGCCACCAATATAACCAACCACCTACCATAGTAGATAATCCCATTTGACGAGCTTTAAGAATTATAACACGAATTTTGCCTTCTTTTTCATATTGAGTATTTATGATATTTAGTAATTGTGATTGTGCGATATTGGGTTTTAAGTTTACAACATCACCATCTTTAGTACGTATTTTTAAACAATTTTTAGAATAAAATTCAAAATTATCCCTCAATTGCTTTCGTATCGTCAATGCTTTTTGGTTCATCTAAACTTGCCAACCACTCTTCAGCGACTGCCTTTACTTCTAATTTATTTACAGGTTTTTGCTTTGTGAACTCTAGTAATGCCTTAGCTGCGCCTGCTTTTGTATTAGCAGCATCAGGACCTTCAGCAATTTCGAGTAGGACTGTGACTGCTCTTTTAGCAATATTGTCATCATCAGGTAATAATCCTTGTTCGATCATTTTATCTACTTTCTCTTTTGCTTTTGTTTTAATTTTGGCTCTTTCTTCGGCAAGCTCTTTTTGTTTTTTGCCCCACCCGTCAGGTAACCCACTTGGGCGACCTGCTTTAGTCCTAGCCATTGTTCGAAGATGTTCGCAAAGTCTTTCATACTCAGGACCGCCTTTTTCCTTTAGAAGTTTGTTTGGGTGCTTGTGCAGATTTTTTTCCGTCCACTTTGCTCCCACTACTGGTTTCCACTTTGCCCTGCTTTGCCTCTTCTGCATCAGCTGCTCCATTAATGGTATTTACAAAATATTCTACTAAAAAATTTCTAATATTTATTGTGGATCTAACCATCTGAACAGGTGGTAATGAATTTACAAATTCACGACCAATAGATATTTTACCTTTTACGGTAAGTCTATTATCTGCCCACATATGATCGAAATTTTCTAATAATTTAAAATATTCGTTTACTTTCAATTTACTCTCCTTAAATTAATTCGTCACACTTAAGACAAGGCATAGTAGTTTATGCCTGAATTATTGCTAAACGTAGCGCCTTTCATTTGTCTAATTAGATTAAGAATTTCTGATAAAGACATTTCTTGCTTTATCGAACCTTCTTCAGATTGAACATTATACTTTACAGTTACTGAATCAGGATCAATTCCATTAGCTCTTACTACTTCTTCATAAATTGGAGAATTAGCTATTTCTAATAAAACTTCATGATAAATTTCTCTCATCTCTTGACCATGAACAGGGTGAACTGCAAATGCATCATGTGTATGCATAAAGCCTGGAACACCACGATCTCTAAGTCTTTTAGCTAATGCTCTTTGAACATAAGCATCTAATGAGTGATTTAAGAAAGCTGCAAATCCAGTAATTGCAAGTTTATCTTGATATACTGGAACACCAATTCTTTTATCTTTACCAATTTCCCAATTAACTCTTCGTTTAGAACTATCAGGTAACTTTCCTGTATAGACAGAAACATCACCATCAGGTAATGGAACACGAACTGCAAAATTCTCTTTTCCTTGTACATCAAACATTGTTGAAGCTATAGCTCTTGCTATGCCTTCAGCCATTGCAGCACCAGGATAATTTTGATCAAAGATTAACTCTAGTTTATTTTGGATATTTTTAAGAGTTTCTTTTTGTTCTTCATTCTTCATGTCATTAAACTGATCAGGTAACTGTTTAGACAATTCATCAAAACCTGCGCCTCTAGCAGTAATCTTAACTTGACCATATGATCTTCTATTAGCTAAGAATTTCTTTGCTACTTTACGAGACTTAGTTGCACCTAAACCTGTTACTTCTTGTATATGATTTGCTGGAAGTCTATATAGATCGCCACCAGGTCCATCAGGATCCATGCTAAGTAAGTTTGCTACTTGAGCTAGTCCTGGGTCTCCTGTAAGTGCGGCGTGTAACTGATACGCCGAAGAAGTACCATCAAACCATACTGGATAGGCTGAATTAAAGCCTTGAAGTAAGTTTATTGCTTCTTCATTTTGAAATAATTCACTTGTAGGTATTTTCTTAAATGAAGCGTCTTTACCTTCTAAAAATGCTCTCATTCTTCCAAGTTCTACAGCTAATCTTTGTATTTCAAAACCGTGATCTGATACATCAAAAACAGCATGATTTTTCTGATAAATAGTTTTTGCATCTCTTTTATCGTTAAAAATCATTGGAGCACCACCTCGCTGGTAAGCGAAGATGTTGCCACCTTTCATTTTTGAACCTGCAACCAAGTAATCAATTAAAGGCATATTAAGATCTTCATCAGTTAAATACTCTGATCTAGGTCTTCCTGCTAAGTCCATATATTGCTGAACTGTACCGAATAAAATTCCTGCTCTTTGGTTATATGGAATTTCATTACCTATACCTAAGTGATCTCTAATTGAGTGTAAGAAACTTTCAAAACCAGTAGCACCTAATGGTCTCCAATTTGGAAACTCCCATATTGCTTTACCGGCTTTACCTTGATATGAAGCAGAACCATTTAATGTATCTATACGTAATCTATCTTGTGCTCTTCGCTGCATATAAACTGGAGACATACCACCTTTTTCAGTTTGGTTGTCTTCATATTGTTTTAATGCTTCAGCTGTAGCTAACGTATATGCACTATCAGTAGTTCCATCTTTTTTAAATACTAAATCTAATCCTCTATAATGCCTTGGTTTAGTCATCATTCCTGCAAGTAACTTATATATCATATCGTTTATAACTAGAGGCTGTTGTTGCTCTCTTTCTATAAATTCAACAGTATTGTCGTAACTTCCTAATGGGTGACCATTTATTTTTGGCTTTTCTGTACGAGGTTCTTTTGTAGCTCTGTTAACGTATTTACGAGCATTATTTTGATCTGCTTTATTTTTAAGTGAAGAGTCTTTTGGCTCTACAGTATAAATTGGATACATTACACCGCCAGCACTTGTTCTAAATGCAACTTCAAATTCACCGATAGCACCACTTTCTTGTAGTGCTTTCATAATGATCAAAAAGTTTTCACGATGTGGAGCTAATGCTTCTTCAACTTCATTACCTTCTTTAGTTTCAACTAAATCAACAATACGACCGTTTGGTTCCATTAAGTCAATAGCTTTAAGATAAGCAACGGCTAACATAGAAACGTCGGTATCAGGTGTTATTTGACCTAAAATAGCTTTTAAAGTATTAGCATTAATACCTTCTATATCTAAGTTATTAGCAAGATTTTTTATTTTTTCATTAAATGCTGCATCAATAATTTCTCTATTTTTTTCAATTTCAATAAAGTCTTTTTCAATTTTATCTAAATCTTCTCTACGCTTTTTAAGCATAGGACTTCCGTGTTTAACTTTAGCAAACTGAGTAGTAGGAACCATCATTTCAGCATATTCTTGATTTATGCCTTGTTGATATGTGTTACCTGTGTAGATGTTGTCTAAAACACTATTAACAGTCATAAAACCATCACCTTTAAGTAATGATAAAAATCTTTCAATAAGGTCTTTAATTTTACCTAAAATATACTTTGGTCCAACTTCGTTATATCTTGCATTTTCAAGTCTAGCTGACATCTCAGCTAATACTTCCATTTCTTGAGCAATCGAAGATAACTCAGGATATAACTTCTGCACTTCTTTTTTAACAGTGTTGTATAAAGGGTGAGACTTAAGTTTGTCCATTTCAGCTTTACTTAAACGATCTTCAATTGCATGAAATATTTCGTGTAAAACAGTAACTTTATCTGCATCTTTAGTAAGATTAATTAACTGCTGTCTTCTTATAAAAGAGTTCTGAGATGAATTATAATTAACTTTAAAACCTTCAGTCAAAGCTCTAGCAATCAAAGCAGCTTTATCTTTATCTGACAATTTATTGTTTGGTTTAAATAATGATTTAGTTCTAGTTGAGTCATATGCTTGATCAACAGCTTCAGGACTTACTTCATATTGAGTAAGCTGCATAGGTGCTAGTTTTGAATTTCCATCACCTGTCCATTGAGAACGTTTTATTAAACCATTTTTTAGTAATCTATTAAAAACAGATTGAGGCCAAATAGTTGTAACTCTTCCGTTATCAGGCTGATTTCTATACTCTTGAGCAAACCCATCTGCTTTACCAGGTATTGCAGTCATATATGCAGAACCATTAAATCCTTTTTGTTGTATATTAGCAGCAGCGTTTTGAGTTGTGCCGTGGTGTAGTATTTCTACACGTTCACCGTAATAGTTTTCTGCTTCAGTTTTTAATTCATCAACTGTAGGAAATCTAGACTCTTGTATTACTGACTCAGTATCGACTTCCTTAGGTCCAAACTGTGTCATAGGTTCTACTACTTGATCTAAAAACGTAGCATGCTCAGGATACTGCATTTTAGCTTGCTCAAACTTTGCTTTTTTAAGAGCAGGTGTTCTTTGATTTGCAATATCTAATACAAGTACTTGCATAGCAGCATTTGGTGCAGCTTGATAAGCAGCTTTTGCCATTTCAGTAGCACGTTTTACTGCTTCACTATATGCTAATGGATTTTTTACATAATCAGGAACCGCATTAGGATCTTGAGATGTAGTAGTTTCTTTTTCTACTTTTTTCTTACCTTTAGCACCTCTTTTAGGTTTTTCTTTTGTAGGTTGTACAGGTATAACCGGAGTTATTGGAGTAGGTGTTGTAGGATTAACATTAACACTATTATCATTTGTAGGTTCTATATTAATTCCTGCAGCATTTTGATATTGCCTTATTGCTTTTGAAACCCTGTTGCGAGATCCAGTTAAACCATCAATAAGTCGACCACCTACAACTGTAGTAGTTGAAGCGATTGGATTCATATATGCTAATGCACCTGCACCTAATGCTCTTCCACTATTTATATTTATACCTAGTTTACCACGACCTAAATTAAATGGATTAAAGTAATCAGTAAATTTAGATACACCGCCTTTAACACCTTCTTGTTTAAAACGAGTAATTACGTTGAGTTTTCTTGCAAGAGCACCTATTTGAGGATCAGCATCTGTAAGTAATTTAATGTCATCTTTTGATGCTAAATTCTTTACTTTATTTTTAGCTCTTTTAAGTGCAACTTTTACTTTTGGATTATTTTTATTTAATTTCTTTTGTTTAACTAAAGCATCTATTTCAGCTTGGTACTGCGTATGTAAGTCATCTAAATTTGCGTCTGCATCATCTAGTTTTTTATTGTTTCTATCTTGACCTTCAGATGTTTTTTCTAAATCTCTAACAACTTCAGCAGTAGCTTCTTTGTCAGCTTCTACAATCTTTTTGTAACCACTAGGAATTGCGTCAATAGCTGCGTTGGTGCCTTTAACAGTTTCAACAATAGTTTGAGCACCACCTCTAGTTCCACCACCACCGGCAGCACCTGCGAAAAATGACTCTTTTAAA